AGAAGTAAGAAGAAAAAGAAAAGCAATGAAAGAACAAATGGAAATGCTATTAACACTACCATTAAAAAACACAAAATTAAAAAAACAATTACAAGAAATAGGAATAAATGAAAAAGAAATAGATAACCAAATGGCACTAATAGTTTCGTTATATCAAACAGCATTAAGAGGTGGAAGTAACAGTGTACAAGCATTTAGTTACATTCAAGAATTAGTAGAAAAGAAAGAAGAAAAGAAAACAGATTTAGAGAATGCAAAAGAAATACTTGTAAAAATAAAAGAGGTAGCAAATAATGACACAAACAATTGAACTAAGCCATAAGCAAGCAGAATATATAAGAGAAGCAAGCCACAGATGGAATATAAAAATTGGAGCAACACAATGTGGAAAAACATATATAGACACTCAATATTTAATACCAAATAGAATAATAGAAAGGCTAGGAAAATCAGGGCTTATATTTATAGTAGGAGTATCAAAAGGAACTATACAAAGGAATATAATAGAACCACTACAAGAAATATGGGGAAGTAACCAAGTAACAGACATAGGAAGCAATAATATATCAACAATGTTTGGCGAAAAAGTATATTGCATAGGAGCGGACAATGTCGGAATGGTAAGAAAATATAGGGGAGCTAGAATAAAATATTTGTATATAGATGAAATAGTAGATATAAACGAAGAAGTATTTGAACTATTAAAATCAAGATTAAGTTTTGAATATAGTTGTTGCGACGCAAGCGGAAATCCACAAAGTAGAACACACTTTATAAAAAAATTTATAGAAAGTGATATAGATATATATCTGCAACATTACACATTGTTTGATAATCCATTTTTACCTCAAAAATATGTCGAAGAATTATGCAAAGAATATAAAGGAACAGTATATTATAACAGATATATATTAGGACAATGGTGTAATGCAGAAGGATTAATATTCCAGCAAATAGCAAATGATTATAAAAAATATGTAACAAAAGAAATACAGTTAAATTCTATAATAAGCATAGGAATAGACTGGGGAGGAAATAAATCAAAGCATAGTATAACAGCAACAAAAATAAGTAGGAATTTTAAAAGTGTACAATGCTTAAAATCAGATAATATGAAAGCAACAGGAACAAATACAAAACAAGTATTTAGATGGATAATAAATTTTATAAAAGAGATACAGGATAAATTCGGAACTGTATCTTTTATTTTTGCAGATAGTGCTGAACAAGTGTTAAATAATTCTTTAAATGGAGAAATACAAGCAAATGGAATAAATCTAATAGTTCAAGATAGTTTAAAAATACCTATAAAAGATAGGATTGAATTATGGAATAGATTATTAAATTTAGACAAATTAAGTTTTATTGAAGGTCAAACCAAAACAATTATAGAGGCAATGCAAACAGCTTTATATGATGATAAAGCAAAAGATGATAGATGGATAGATGATGGAGAAACTTCTGATATAGATAGTTTAGATAGTTTTAACTATTCTTTTGAATTTTGGTTTGAACAGATATCTTATTGTTTAGGAAAGGTAGCATAAGGTTGAAAAATAATTATAATTTTTTTCCAACCAGATTTGTACCTTAGGAGGGAATGAAATTAAAAATGAATAATATAGTTTTAAAATATTTAAAAGAGCAAGGATATGAAACAGTATCAACTGATTACTATGAATATATAAAAACATGGGAAAACTGGTGGAGAAATGAGGTTGACTTCCATAAATACCATGACCAAACAGGAAAAGAGCGAAGATTATTTAATTTAGGTATGGCAAAAAGAGTTTCAGAAGATTGGTCAAGTATCTTATTTAGTGAAAGAGATGAGATTGTAACAGAGGCTAATACAAAAAAACAAACAGAAAATAATAATAATTATCTAAATAAACAATTAAAAATATTAAAGCTATATAGAGATTTACCAATTGCAATAGAAAAGGCTTTTGGGTTAGGAACTACAGGAGCAGTGCTAAGAGTAAAGCATGCTAAAGTAGATAAAAAAGGAGACTTAATAGCAGATGATAGAACAAAATTAGATATTATTTATATAGGAGCCAATCAAATAATTCCTCTTAGAGTTGAGCATGGGCAAATAATAGATATAGCAATAGTAAGTGAAAACAATATTAATAATAAAAAAGAATATTATATTGAAATTCATAAACTAGAATATAAAGAAAAATTACAAAAAGAAGTTTATACGATATCAAATATATATTTAGATGAAAAAGGTAACAGAATTTTAAAAGAAGGTATTGCAGAGAATTATACTATTAATTCAAACATACCTTCTTTTTGTATATTAAAGCCAGCAATAGCAAACCCATTAGATACAAGTTATAACAATGTTAATGGTTTAGGGTTTAGTATATATGGAACTGCAATTGACCAATTAAAGGCATGTGATATTACATATAACAATTTTGTAATGGATTTTTATTTAGGTGGTAAAAAGGTTTTTTATAATAAAAAGATTGTTAATACAAAAACAGTTCAAATTAGGGATAGTAAAGGGGATATAGTAGAGAAACAAGTTGAAGTATATCCAGATGATATTACAAAACAGCAATGGAAAACGTATGGTGATGAAATGTCGAATTTAAAAGATGACCCTGCTATTACTGAATATAATCCAGAATTAAGAGTTACAGAAGATAAAGAGGGAATACAATTTGCTTTAAATATGCTTAGTTTTAAGTGTGGTTTAGGAACTAAGTATTATGAATTTAATGGTAGTTCTGTTGTTACTGCAACTCAGTATGTGGGTGATAGGCAAGATTTAATTGTTAATGCTAATAAACACCGTAAAAATGTTGATGATTTTGTAAGTGGTATTAGTAAAGCAATTTTGCTATATGGAAGGATATTGTTTAAAGAAGCGGTTACAGAAGATTGCATAGTTACAATTACTGATAAAGATGGTTTTATGGTAGATACTGAAACAGCTAAACAAGAATTTAGACAAGATATAGCACAAGGTATTAGGCAGCCTTGGGAATATAGAGTTAAGTTTTTTGGAGAAGATGAAGAAACAGCGAAAGCTAGAGTAAAAGATGAAGAAATTGAAGATGTAGAAGAATAGAGGTGCCAGAATATGTTGACACCTGAATATTTGAATTTAATTGAATTTAATGATGTAGTAGAAATTTATAATAAATTAAATATAGATATAACAGCAGATATAATAAAAAGAGTTTCTCAAATGCAAGATATAACCGCTACTACAAAAAAGCAATTAGAGATACTTAAACAAACAAATGGAGAAGAAATATTTAAAGAAGCATTAGAAAAGACAGCAAACTTGACAACAGAAACCAAAAAGGCTTTAAAAGAAATATTTGAAGATATGGCAAAAGAGGATATAAAAGGGTATGAAGAATTATATCAATATCGTAATAAGCCTTTTAAATTAAGTGATTATCAATATGACATTTTAAATCAAGGTTTAAATAAAACTAATAGGCTACTAAAAAATTTAACTAATACAATAGCTTTTCAAAGTAAACAGGCTTATGTTGATACTATAGATAATGCTTATATGAAAACAATAAGTGGTGCATTTGACTACAATACAGCTATAAAACAAGCAGTGCAAGAATTAGCAGAAAAAGGAATAACTTTAAAAGATAAATTAGGGAGAAATCTGCAATTAGATGTTGTAGTTAGAAGAAATGTACTTAATGGAATACATGAAACAGCAAATAATATAAATAGAGATATTGAAGATTATTTAGGCTGTGATGGTTATGAAGTTACAGCACATGTTGGGGCTAGACCAAGCCATGCAGAAGAACAGGGAAAACAGTTTGCAATTAATCCTAGAGATGCTGAAAAATACAAAGTGGGGTTATGGTCTGATGTAGTTGATTTATGGAGTGATTACAATTGTAAACATACATATTTCGGTATTATATTGGGTGTTTCAGAGCCGTTTTATACAGAGGGAGAGCTAAAGAGTTTTAGAAATGCTACTGTAACTTTAAATGGTAAAAAAGTTCCATATTATGAGGCAATGCAGAAACAAAGGCAACTAGAAAATTCTATAAGAAAGCAGAAACGAGTTGTACAGACATTAGAAAAGTCTAATCAAAGTTCTATTTTGCAAAAGTCTAAGTTGATACAACTACAGAAAAATTATAAGGCGTTTGGGAATTATTTTGATAGTGATTTCGATATAAAATACAATAAAGCTAAAGTGTATACAACAAAGGAATCAGACAATTTAACTAAGTTATACAAAAAAGAATTGGATTCATTAACACCAGAGCAACGACACAGTATTTCAAAATACACTACAGTAGAATATTCGCCAATTAATACTCGTTTAAGAACAGATACAGGTGCAACTGAAAAAGTAGGAAAAGAAATTGATAATATAACTGAGAGTTTAAATAAATGTAAAACTATTGAAGATATGATATTACATAGACATGTTGAATTTGAAGGATTAAGTAAATTTACAGGAATAAAAGAATATCAATTGAAAGAAAGTAGTATAGAAGAATTAAATAAGATGTTAAAAGAAAAAGAATATATAGATAAAGCATTTGTAAGCACTTCAATTAAAGATTTTAGGAACGAGTCAAGAGAAGTTGTGTATGATATTTATGTGCCAAAAGGAACGAAAGGACTATATATAAATGAATTAAGTACTTACTTTAAAGATATTGAATATGAATTTTTATTACAGAGGGAAACAAGATTCAAAATAAGAAAGGTATTTAAAGATACAGACAATACATTAAGAATTGTTATGGAGGTAATTGGAAATGAAATATGATTTGAAAAATTTTTTTAATGAACCAATTCTAGAAAGTAAAAGAGCAAGGGGAGATAATATCTTATGGCAAAAATTTAAAGAATATTATAATAAAAAACAATATATATACAATAGTGTTACTTTTATTGATGATTTTTCAAATGTATTTAAAGAATTAACAGGAAAAGAACTAATAAAAGACCAATTATATTATATAAAAGAATTAGATGTTGGATATGGCTTATCTTCTGGAGAGATATATACTAATTATTGGATTGAAACAGTAATACCATATGTACAAAATAATTTTAAATAAGTAATTAAATTTTCAAAATATATGAAGCTAACAGGCTTTTTTTTATTGCCTTTTCTCAATCAGGCATAAAAGAAATTGAAGTGTTGGGCATACGACGTTAAAAATAGCAAAATATATCAAATTCAAGGGAAGAAAAACCCGTAAAAAATCGTAGGAGGAGAAATATTATGAAAAGAAGTTTTTTAGAAGGGCTATTAAAAGACATAGAGGCAGAAGACAATGTAAAGAAAAGTATCATTGACAGCATTATGGCTGAAAATGGCAATGATGTTAATTCAGAAAAAACCAAAACTTTAACAATTCAAAATGATTTAAAAGTAAAAGAAGGATTAATCGAAGAATTAAACGCAAAAATAAAAGCAGCAGATTCTGTCGATATAGAAGAAATCAAAAGAATAGCTAAAGAAGAAGGTTTTACAGAAGGAGTTAGAGAAGTAGAAGACTTCAAAAAAACAAACGCTTTAAAAAGTTCCATAAAAGGAGCAAAAGACTTTGATTTAGTTTATAGCAAACTAGACAAAGAAAAAATTAAATACGAAAAAGACGAAAAAGGAGAATATGTAGTAAGTGGCATTGAAGAACAAATAAAAGATGTCAAAGAAAAATATTCTTTTTTATTTGACGAAGAAGAAAGCAAAAATGCAGAAATCAATTTAGGTGGTGAACATATAAGACCATCAGAAAATAACAGTTTAAAACAACTAGAAGAAGCTATGGGAATTAAGGTTGAAAATAATTAGCATTTGGTGTAGGTAAACTACATTTAAAATTTAATTATTTTACAACTATATTGAAAGAAAATAAAAATATGAAAGGAAAGATGAAAAATGAACTCAATTGAATTATTTAAAAACAATGCACCAGAATTATTAGACAAAATATACAAAGCAGAATCAACAACAAGTGATTTTGATATTAACGGAGCTTTAGTACAAGCAGGAAAAAACGCAAATGAAATAATAGTACCAGTATTAGAAATGGACGGATTAGGAGACTTTGACAGAAACAGTGGATATATAGATGGAGATGTATCATTAACAAACGAAACAAAGAAATTCAACTATGAAAGAGGAAGAAAACTAAAAACAGACACAATAGACAATGAAGAAACAGGAGGAGTAATATTAGGAAACCTATCTGCAGAATTTTTAAGAACAAAAGTTATTCCAGAAGTAGACGCAGTAAGATATGCAACATATGCTGCTATTCCTGGTATTTCTAAAGTAGAAGAAACTTACGAAACAGCAGAAGCAATTTATAAAGCAATAGCAAAAGCTTATGATAATATGACAAATGATGAAGTACCAGAAGAAGACAGACACCTAAGAATAACATCAACATTATATGGAATGATTAGAGATATGGACACTTATAAATCAAAAGACTTATTATCAAAATTTGCAAGCATTAAAGTAGTACCACAATCAAGATTTAAAACTATAATTGAATTATTAAGTGGTAAAGATACAGACGGAGAAAGAAAAGGTGGATTTAAAGCTGGAACAGAAGCTAAAGACATAAACTTTATGATAATACATAAACCTGCATTACTACAATACACAAAACACAACAAAATGAAATTATTTACCCCTGACCAAGACCAAGACGGAGATAACTACAAATGGTTATATAGATTATATGGATTAAATGAATACTATAACAATAAAGTAGCAGGTATATATTTATCTAATAAAGCATAGGAGGTATAAGATTGAAAAAGAATTGGCATTTGGCGTCGTTAAATTTCGATTTTAATTTAATCAACGTACACCACGTACACCTTATAAATTAAAATCTCATTTGCCTAGCCAAATATCCAATTCTTTTCCAACCAGATTTGTGCCTAAAGGAAGGAATGAGATTAAATATGTCTAAAAAGATAGGAGTAGGATACTCTTTTAAAGAAAAAAGCTTAGAAAAAGAAAATGAACAGCTAAGAGCTAGGATACAAGAATTACAAAAACCTAGCCAAAAAGTAGAAAGCAAAAAGAAAGAAGCTAATAAAAAGGCAGAATAGGAGTTGATAAAAATGGTATATGCAGACTATGAATATTACAAAAATAAGTATTATGGAACATTACCAGAAGACTCTTTTAATTCACTGATTTTAAAAGCAAGTAAAGAAATTGATAATAATGTAAATACTAGACTAACAGAAAGTAAAATAAAAGATTTACCAGAAGAAGCACAAGACAGTCTAAAATATACTGCTTGTGCTTTAATTGATTTAATATCAAAAAAGCAAGAAAGCGATAATAAAAAAATAAGTTCTTATTCAATAGATGGTGTAAGCAAAAGTTTTAAAGTTGTTTCAAATGAAGAACATAAAACATCTATAAAAGAAGTTATAAAATGTTTACCAGAAGAATTAACAAAATATTTTTAGGAGGTGTCTTATGTCAGAATTTCCAACACAAAAAATAACAATATACCATAAAAACGAAACTGGATGGGATAGATATGTAAAAGACGCAAGTTATAGAAACACATCAATATTAAATAGAAATAAGAATGGCTTAAATTCAAATGACAATACTCTAATTAGAATTTTTGATGTAGAAGGCTATAATGTAACATGGTTTGCTTTAAAAGATGATGTAATTGTAAATAAAGAGGTTGAAGATGAAATAAAAGAAAATACACCAATGACACAATTAAATAAAAAATATGGTAAAGATAATGTTCATAAAATAACTTCTATTGATAAATTCATTTTTGATGATAAAGATATAGAAGATTTAAATCATATAAAGTTAGGATGTGTATAAAATGGCAATGGTAATAAAAACAACTCCTTTAAAAACAATTTATGCAAGTTTAGGGCTAGAAGATAAAGGAAAGGTACAACAGTTTTTTGGTAAGACAATTGCAGATAATTTAAAAAAGTATGTATCTTTAAAATCAGGGGTTCAATCAGCCTCAACAAGAAGTATAGAAGGAGGAACAAAAGTTATCATAAATGTTCCTTATGCACGTTTTCAAGCAGGAGGAAAAGTCATGATAGGAGTTAGAAGTCATAGCCCCTGGGCTAGAGGAGGAGAAAGAAAAATTCTTACAAATAGAAACTTAAAATATCATAGTGGACGTTTAAGAGGTGCAAAACCTTTTGAAAGAATGAAGGCAGATAAAGGACAAAGTATATTAAATCAAACAGCAAAATATGCAAGGAGGTTTAGTTAATGGATAAAACAATAAATGATTGGCTATTACAATATGACAAAATAAAAGAAATAGCAGAAATGATACACACAGAAGAACTTCCAGATGAAGAAAAAACACTAGCTTTACAAAGGAATGGTGTAGAGGAATTAAAATTAAGATACCTAAATAATAAAGGCTGGTATAGACAATATCAATATGTATTGTTATTAAAATCAAATAGTGAAGATGACTTACAAAGATTAGATAACCTTGATTGGTTAGATGATTTAAGTAATTGGATACATCAAAAGAATATAACTCGAGATTATCCAGAATTAAAAAATATGAAAGTTAAAAAGATAAGTTGTGCTAATGCGATTACTTTTGAAACAAGTCAAGATGGTTCTATAAGTACGTATTATTTACAACTTTATTTTGATATAAGAGGAGGAATTTAAAATGGCAGAAAATACAGAAGTTTTAAGAGATATAATGGAATATGATGAAGCACATTACTTTGGAATTGATACAGAAATAGTATTAGGTGGAGTAATAACTGAATTAACAGAAAGCTCAAATCCAACAGAAAGTGAAAAACAATATATACATCAAAAATCAAAAGTTGTAAAGACAACAGGGTTTTCAAATGAATTTCCAATTACAATGGATATGGTTAAGGGAGACAAAGTATTTGATTATATGTATAATTTGTTTTTTGAAAGAAAAGTTGGTTCAGAGCTAGACATGGATCATTATATTGTAAATTTATGGGAGCCAGTTGCAGAGCAAGAAAATACATATAAAGCAAGAAAGATAACTCAAACTTGTTCAATTACAGAGTGTAATGGTGCAGCAGGAGAACAAAAACAAATAACAGGGTCTTTAAAAGGTGGAGATTTTGTTTATGGTACTTTTAATGTAAACACAAAGACATTTACAGAAAACGCATAAAGTTATAGGTAGTTGTTAGATATGATTATATTAGGAAGGATAGAATATAATGGAAAATAAAGTAATGAAATTTGGTTATGAAGATACAGACCAAAAAATTGAGGTCGAAATTTATGGATTGGTTTTTGAGATAAATAAAAAAAATATAGTTAATAAAGATATTGATAATATAAATAAAGAAAATGAAGATTATGTTGAGAAAGAAATTAGAGATGTTATAGGTGAAAATTCTATTGAAAAGATAAATGATAAAAGATTAAGTGATGGATATGATAAGATGACTTTAGATGTGGAAATAGCTGTGTTGACTTGTATTTATAAGGCTTATATAACCGCTACTTCTGGAAATATGATTGATAATATAATAAAGACAAATAAGGAAATGGAAGATAAGGCTAAAAATATGAATATGGTACAAAGAAGAAATTATAAAAAACAGTTTAGAGGAAATAGGAGAAATTATAGGAGATATTAGTATGATTATGTTTAATAGGCTACCTTATTTTATAATATTGGATGAAAAAAAATATAAAATAAATGTAGACTTTAGAAATATGATATCTTTTGAACAAAAGTTGCAGGATAAAAGTATCGAAGATTCAGAAAAGATAGAGTATGGATTAAGGTGTTTTTATCCTGCTTTTTTTTGTGAGGAAAATTATTATAATTTATTAAGACAACCTGAGCTTTACAAAGAAGCGTGTAATAAATTGATATGGTTTTATAAATGTGGTAGGGAAGATTATCATAAAGCCAAAGGAAATGGTAAAGGTAGTAATAGACAGATTTTTTCTTATGAATATGATGATGAGTATATTTGGAGTGCTTTTCATGAAGTGCATGGAATAGATTTAAGTATAGCTAAATTGCATTGGTGGAAGTTTAAGGCAATATTAAAGTCGTTGCCAGAGAGTACAGAGTTTGTGAAAATTCAAGGTTATAGGGCTTATGAGGGTAAAGATGAGAGTATGAAGAGTTTGAAAGATTATTGGGAGTTGCCTAAGCCTGTTACTGAACAACAGAGGTTGGATAAATTGTACGAGGTTTTGAAGTAGTTATAAAATTCTATATTTGTATTTTTTCTATATTTTGTAAAAATTTGTAAAATATTTCTTATTGTCGACAACATTCTGCAACTTTTTTAATAAAAACATGTTATATTTTTCTTATACGGTAATAAAGGAGGGGAAAAATATAAAAAAAGTTGAGAAATGTATTAAGTGTGGAAGCACTAAAAATTCTGATTTTGAAGGAATGTGTAAAACTTGCTATGAAAAATCGATAAATGCTACTATACAAGATGATAATAAAAAAGAAATAAAAAGCCAACAATCTAATAATAATATATTAACAATATTTAAAGAAAAATGTAGTAAGGAAACCGTAAAAACAATAGCAATAGTTGTACTTGTCCTTTTGCTTGTTGCTTGTATGTTTACTGATGATGCTAAAAAGAATGTAAAATTATCTCATCAAGTAGATAATTTAACAGCTCAAATATCTCAATTGAACGCTGAAATAGAAAGTAATAATAACGAATTGAGGGATAGTGAAAGGCAAATTGCAATTTTAAAGATTGAAAAGGATAGTTTGCAACAAGATAAGTCAAAATTAGAAGAAGAAAAATTGAATTTGGAAAAGGAAAAAAACGAATTAAATACTAAGGTAGAAGAACTACAAAAGACATCTGCTATTTCTCAAACTCAGGTGTCTAGTGGTTCTACTACATCAAGTAATACCAGAAATAACTCAAATTCATCAGGCTCTTCTGCAAAAACGTATAACCCGAGTTCTGTTCAAAATACTAATTCTGCAATGGTGTGGGTTGGTAATACTGGTACTAAATACCATAAACAAACTTGTAGGACTTTGAAAGGTAATGGTCATCAAATAACTATGCAACAGGCGTTGTCTGAGGGGAGAACAGCTTGTAAGGTTTGCTATTAGTTTTAGGATTGTGTATAACATAAAAGTATCTTAATTTATTTTTAGGAGGTACTTTATGGAAGGTAAACATGAATTTTACAAAAGATGGTGGTTTTGGACTATTATTATCATTATATTTATAAGTATGATAATACTGAATATTTTAAATCGGACATAAGAATAAAGAAACTTCTACTAATGTAATGAATTATAATAATATAAATGAAAATTGTTATGAAATAATACAAGATTATGATGGATTTTACAAATTTACATTAGAAGAAAACAAACAGGGATATACTGTAACAGGTGTTATAGAATTTAATAATGGAAATTGTAAAATGCAATACATAGAACGTGATAATAAAACAAAAGAATTAAAGTGGAATATTGCTACAAAATATGAAGGATTTTGTGGACTTAATCCAGAAGATAATTCAAATTTTTATTTTTCTGTAAATACAGATAGTAAATATTCAGTAAGAACTTATAAATGTGTTTCAGAAGGAAAAGATCTTTCATGTGAATTGAAAAGTAGTTATGATATAACAGGCAATTCAAACAATAAATTAAACTTAATATATATTGGAAATTCATATGACTTAGAAGCAAATTTTAATCGAGTATTATATGATGAAAGAGTAAAAATAGATCAAGATAAACAAACAAAAGAGGACCAAGATAAACAGACATTTATATCAAGTTGCAAAGAATGTAGTTTTGAACAGTTAAAAAATAATCCAGATTATTTTAGAGGAACAAATGTAAAAATATCTGGTAAAGTACTAGAGATAGAAAAAATAATACATTTCAATAATTTAAAGGTAAATATTACAAAAAATGGTACATATTACACTGATACAATAGTTATTAGTTATAATAATGAAGAGATTAAAGATAAAATAGAAAAAGATGATGTTATAACAATATATGGTACAACAAGTGGTGAAACATTAGAAACTGGTACTTTAGGTGAAAAGATAGCTCTACCATTCATTAACGCAAAATATATAGAGTTATAAAAATAGTTGATGAAAAATACTTACAGAAATGTAGGTATTTTTTTATACAAAATATTTAGAACAATCATACATATACAAGATTAAAGATAAATTTACTAATAAATTAAAAAGTTGTAATAATTGTTGTATTTTTCAATATCTATTGATATAATACTTTTATAAAATAAAAGGAGGTATTATATTGGAAGAAAAAATAAGTTAAAATTATATAAAGAATGGTGGTTTTGGTTAATTATAGCTTTAATAATTATAATAATAGGATTTGTTGTGTATAAAATACAAGAAGAAATAAGATTAACAAATTCTTTTAAAAACATAGCAAAAGGGTTTGAAGAATATTATCAACAAAAGGAAAATACTACATCTCATTTGAATGATTTTAGTTATAACTATGAAACAGGAGAAGTTGAATACAAACATTCAACTATAACTCTAGAAATGTATAATAGAATACAAGAAGGAATGGAAAGAAAAAAAGTAGAAGATATATTAGGAAAAGGACGTGAAACACCAGGTATAGATGAAAAATCTTATTATCTTAATTGGGGATTAACTGAAGGATTAAAGGATAATCAAGTTATTGTAATTGAATTTTATAATGATAAAGTAACAGGTAAAACTCAATTAGGATTAGATTAAAATATATAGAAGTAAAAATTGAAATAATTATTGTATTTTTTTGACAGCCATTGATATAATACTTTTATAAAATAAAAGGAGAGAATATTATGGAAAAGAAAAAGGAATTTTATGAAAGATGGTGGTTTTGGTGTAGTGTAGTTACTGTTGTTATTATGATTGTTGGAATATTATTTTTAACACATAATAATAAAAAAGTTTCTGCTAATTCAGTAAATCAAAATAATAGTATAGAAAATGATAATAAATTAAATGAAAATCCGTATGAAATAGTTTCTGATTATAATGGAGTGTATTCTTTTTTGTTATTAGATAATAATGGTTCAGAAAAGCACCAATTTAATTCAGTAGGTGCTATAGAAATAAAAGATGGAGAATGTAAAATTAAATATCGTATAATTAATATTGATACATCAAATAACGAAACTAATATAAAGTATCATAATGAAAAAGAACATATTGGATTTTGTGGAATAAACAAAGAAGATAATTCATCATTTTACTTCGTAATAGGAAAAGTTATATATAAATGTACATTATCAGATAACAAGCTTCTATGTGAATTAATAAGTGATTATAATTTATCAGGTTCTACTAAAAGGAATTTAGAATTAGTAAAAAAAGAGGGGACTGATAATATAAATTCTGTATATCTTCAGGCATTTGAAGAAGAAAAAGCTAGAATGGAAAAAGAACAAAAAGACAAAGAAGAACAAGAAAAACAAGCATTTATATCAAGTTGCCAAACATATACATTTGAACAAATGGCAAGAAATCCAGATAATTTTAAAGGAACAAATGTAAAATTGATAGGTGAAGTTGTACAAGTAATGGAAGGCGCATATTCAAATAGTTTAAGAGTAAATATTACTAAAAAGGGGACATATTCAACATATTATACAGATACAATATATGTTAGTTATGAGCCTAAAGTAGGTGAAGATAAGATTTTAGAAGATGATATTATAACTATATATGGTACAGCACAAGGAGATTATTCATATACAAGCACAATGGGATCAAAAATAACATTGCCATATGTTAGTGCAAAGTATATAGTATTACAAAAATAGATAATTAAAAATACTTACAGAAATGTAGGTATTTTTATTATATATAAATACTGTTTAATAACTTTAAATATATAAGGAATATTTACTAATAAATAAAAAAGTTGTAATAATTGTTGTATTTTTCGACATCTATTGATATAATATTTTTATAAAATAAAAGGAGGAATTTTATATGGAAGAAACAAAAAAGTTAAAGTTATATCAAAAATGGTGGTTTTGGGTTATTATATTAGCAATAGTAATAATTGGAGCTATATCAATAATGGCAATGACTTTTAATAGTAAAAAAAGTGAAATATCAGATTTAGCAATACAAATACAAGAAATACATAAAGATGCAATTGTGTATTCTTCAAAGGAAAATAAAACTTTATTTATAGAATTAAGAAATTGGAGCAACAAAAATTCAAATGAATTAGGAAAAATAATAGATATAGTAAAAAATACAGGAAAAAATAAATTAAGTATGTATGATAAATTTGTAACATTAGCATACTTGGAAAGTAATGATAAGAAAGAATCACTAATAGTAAAAAATACATATAGTTTACCTGATTTTATACAAGATAAAGAAAATTCAAACAGCTATATCTTGTTTGATGAATATCAAGAGTTATTTGATACTTATTCAAATGCAATGAAATTGATTGGTATAGGATATTAAAAAATAATAAAAGATAAAAACACTTACAAAAAAGTAAGTGTTTTTATTTTTTGTATATATAGAAAGAAGGTGAAATTATGGCAGTGGCTCGGTTCACTCACTTATGATACAAAAATAGACAAAGACGGATTTAATAAAGGTATAAAAAATATGGAAGGTTCTGTAAAAAGTGGTGGCTCCAAAATAAAAAATATTGTATCATCTTTAGGAATAGACAAATTATTTAGTAGTGCTGTAGGAATAATTAATAATAATATTGATGGAGCAATTTCAAGAATAGATACATTAAACAACTTTCCTAGAGTAATGAGCAATTTAGGAATAGCAAGTGAAGATAGTGAAAAAGCAGTAAAAAAACTAAGTGATGGATTACAAGGAATACCTACATCTTTAGACGACGCTTCGGTGTCTGTACAAAGGTTTACATCTGTTAATGGAGATGTAAATAAATCAACAGAATATTTTTTAGCATTAAATAATGCTCTATTAGCTGGAGGTGCAAGTACAGAAATACAAGCATCTGCTATGGAACAATTAAGTCAAGCTTATTCAAAAGGAAAACCAGATATGGAGGAATGGCGTAGTTTACAAACAGCAATGCCAGCACAATTAAAACAAGTTGCACAAGCTTTTAATATGACTACAGATGAACTAGGAGAATCTTTAAGAAGTGGTAAGGTATCTATGAATGATTTTATGGATAAAATCGTAGAATTAAATGAAAATGGCACAGGAGAATTTCAATCATTTGCAGAACAAGCAAAAAATTCAACAGGTGGAATACAAACATCAATTAGTAATGCAAAAACTGCAATAATAAGAGGAGTTGCAAATATAATTACTGCATTCGATGAAGCATTAAAAAGTAATGGTTTAGGTGGAATATCAGAAGTTATAAATAATATTGGAAAAATAGCAGAATATGTTTTAAAAAAAGTTGCTTCATTAATTCCGAAAGTAATTTCAAAAATTAAAGATATCTGTAATTGGGCTATGCAAAATCAACAAGTAGTAAAAAATTTAATAAAAGTTATTATCTCTGTAGTAGCTGCATATAAAGCTTTAAAAACTATATTAACTTTAGTAAATGCAATTAAAACAGCTAAAAATATATTAAGTCAAGTATCAGCATTTATGAAATTAACACCAATAATAAATACAGCCAAAAAAGCAATGTTACTATTTAATACAGCTTGTTCAGCTAATCCAATAGGTTTAGTTATAGTAGCTGTTGTAGCATTAACAAGTGCATTAGCACTTTTTGCTTTAAAAAATGATAGTATAAAAAAATCAGTAGAAAATGTAGCTGCTGGTTTTAGTAGTTTTTATGAAGGAATAAAAATTGCAGAAGGATATTTGGAGAGTTTTAATAGTGAGTTGTTTGTAAGTAGTGAAGAGCAACAACAACTTAAAACTCAAATGGACGAAGTTCAAAAAGGAATTACTCAAATTTGTAAAACTGCATCTGATGAAAGAAGGGGTTATACTCAAGACGAGATAAAACAATTAGATGAATATTTCACTAAATTAAGAGAACTAAAAAATAGAGAGATAGAAATGCAACAATCAATAGCAGGAGCAATAACACAACAAGCAAAAACAAACGCTGAAAAATTCAATGGTAGTTTTGCAGAATATAAAGAACAATCAAAAAAATGGATAAAAACAGCACAAGACCAAAGGGACGAAACAATAAAGCTTATTCAAAGAGGAACTATAGAAGAAACCACATTATTAAATCAAAGATATAAAACAGAAGAAGAGAGGCAAAGTGAAGCATATCAAAATGAATATAATGCAATAATGGAAAGGCAACAAAATAGAATAGATGCTGCAAATCAAGAAGTTGCTCAAGTAAGTAAAATATATTCAGATGGATATTTAGAAAGAAGTAAACATCAAAATGGTTTTTATGATGTAATATTAAGTAATAATAGTAAAATAGAAGAAGAAAATAATAGACATGCAAATAAAATGGATGAAATTATGAAAAATTCTAATTTGAATATAGGACAGAAAATAGCTTTTAGACAAATGGAAGAAGAAAAACATTCAGAAAATATGAACAAGATATGGAACAAAATATATAAAAATATGTCAGATGAACAAGTAAAAGAACTTGGAGAGTGGATGGCAAGATTAAGCCATACTGAAATGTATGGTGGAGAAATAAGTGAAACAAATAAAGAAATGGTCGATAACATTATTAGTAGTTATGATAATATGCCTAGTGGGGCAAAAAAGAAAATGCAAGAAACAATGGAAGGAATGCTTAAAGGAATGCAAGATGAAGAACCAACATTGTATGCAAAGGCTAGTGGAATTGCAGATGGAGTATTAGGAAGATTAAAAAAAGCATTTAATATAAATTCACCTTCAAAAGAAACAAGAAAAATATTCAAGTATGTAATGGAAGGTGCAGAACTAGGATTAGAAGATGAAGAAAACAATTTAATGAAACAAATTGATGATATTTCAGAATCAGTAATAGCAAAAATGAACAAAGCCGTATCCCTAGAAACAGGGTCAATAAACGCAAAAGCAATATTACAATCAAACAAAGAACAGCCAATAGTAATAGCAAGAGACACGCAAAACACAATAAATAACACACAAAACTTCTACAACAAAGAAACAACGCCATACGAACAACAAAGAGAAGCAAAACAACAACTAAGGAGGTTAGCATATGGACTATAAACACAATATAGTATTTAAAAGTAACAAAAAAGAGCTAGAAATGAACGAAAAAACAAACATACACATCATCGACATACAAGGAATAGAAGCAAGTTCATACACAATAAACAAAGTAAACTCAGAACAAGATGGAGCAACACCAACATCAATAAGAATAGAACCTAGAGAAATAACAATAACAGGGGACATAGAAAAAAACAACAAAGAAGCAGAAAACAGAGACTATTTAATAAGATTTTTCAACCCAAAAGAAGACGGAACGATGTATATAACAAGAAACAACATATCAAGGAAGATACAATACAAAGTATCTTCCTTAGACTTTGCCACCAACAAAATGTATGAATACATAGACTTCACACTTGTACTAGAATGTATAGAAGACCCATATTTTTCAGACGCAAAAAACAGAGGAAATTACTTAACCCTAATAAGTCCACAATTCACATTCCCTCTAGCAATAAAACCAGTTGTAGGAAGAGCAATGGGATACAGAAGATTTAAACCAATAATGCCAATTGTAAATGACGGAGACAAAGAAACGGGAATAGAAATAATAATAACAGCAAAAAGAGGAAAAATGAAAAACTTAAAACTAACATTAAATAATAAAGAATATATGAAACTAACATTAACAATGGCACAATGGGACATATTAAAAATAAACACAAATCCACGCAAAAAATCAGTAACCTTAAATGGAGAAAACATAATAACAAAAATAGATAGAAACAGCATTTTTTTCAGTCTAAAAATTGGTAAAAACACATTAAAATATGAATGTGATGAAGGAAGTACAAATATTGATATTGATGTACAGTTTTACAGAAAGTATTTAGGAATGTAGGCTAAGAAATAATTTACATTTAATGTCGCCTAAATTTCAATTTTAATTAATGAAAGGAACAAAATAAAAATGGAATTATTATTATTAGACAAAGACTTCAAAATATGTGGTATAGTAGACGATTACTCTAGTTTAGTATGGAATAGAAAATATTATGAATGTGGTAATTTCACCTTAGAGCCTAACATAAAAAATTTAAAAGAATTTAAAAATGCAAAATATATATACTGTAAAGAATTTAAAGAAACAGCCATAATAGAAACTTTTAACAAAAAAGACACAATAATAGGAGTACAAGCAAGTTACACAGGACGATTTTTAGAAAGTATTTTAGAACAAAGAGTAATAAATCAAACACAAAAATTTGTAAATCAAACAACAGAAGACATAATAAGAGGACTAGTAAGTACTTTTGCAATAAATTCTGGAAAAAGAGCAATACCAAATCTAGTATTAGGAGAACGCAAAGGAATAGGAACTATAAGAACAACACAAATAACAGGCGACAATTTACTTACAAAAATATATGAACTCTGTAAAGAAGACGAACTAAGTATTAGCCTAACATATGACTTTGATAACAATCAACTAATATTTGAAGTATGGCAAGGAGTAGATAGAAGAGATACACAAAACGAAAATAACTGGGCCATATTCTCTAAGAATTTTGAAAATATATTAGAAGATGAATACGCAATTGATGAAACAAAATATTGTAATTTTGCTTATGTATATGGAGAAGGTGAAGGAGAAAATAGAGTTGTAGTAGAAGTAAATAGAATAAAGATTGGTGAAGAAAGAAAAGAACTATATATAGATGCAAGAGATTTACAAAAAGATGAAGAAACAACAGAGGCACAATACTTAGAAATATTGAAACAAAGAGGAATTGAAAAACTAAACGAATGTAAAAAAGTCGAAACAACAAACTTTAACATAAATACATTATCGAATTTAGAATATAAAAAAGATTTTAATTTAGGCGATGTAGTAATATACATTAATGATGAACTAGAATTTAATATAGAAAATAGAATTGTAGAAATTACTGAAAGTTATGAAAACGGAAACAAAACAATAAATGTAACTTTTGGAGAAGAATATAATATTAAGAAAATAAAGGAGGTAATATAGTGAGAAGTGGATTTTTTAATTCAGAAATAACACGGATATGATGCAGAAAATATGCCAGTATTTGACAGAGCCGAAGAGGCTTCTTTTTTTGCAAAATATTTTAGTCAATTCATTTCAAATGGTGTATTTCCTAATCCATCAACAAATATGCAAGTATTAGAAGTAGAAGATATGAACATAAAGGTTGATATTGGTGTATGCTACATCAATGGCTATATGGGCTGGGTAGAGGTACCAGAAACATTTGAAATTGAAGAAAGTGATACACAATCAAGAATAGATAGAGTAGTGGCAAGATTAAGTTTTTTAGATAGGAACATTACGCTAGCAATAAAAAAAGGAACTGCACAAGGTAATCCAGTTGCACCAGAATTACAAAGAGATTATGACATATATGAGATAGGATTAGCAGATATTAAAGTTAATGCAAATGCAATAGAAATAAAACAAGCAAATATAACAGATTTAAGGCTAGACACAGAGGCTTGCGGAATAGTAGCAAACCAATTACAACATGTGGATACAACTACATTATTTAATCAATATCAATCTTGGCTAGCTATAGTAACAAGTGAAGCAGAAGCAGACTTAAAACAGAAAAAAGAAGACTTTGAAGCATATTTAAATAATCTAAAAATAGTATTTTCAAATGATTTTAATACTTGGTTTCAAACTATTCAAGATGTATTAGATGAAGACACAGCAGGACATTTATTAAATCTAATAAACACAAAAGGAAATAAAAAGAAAACTTACAATATAGAAATAGATATAACAAATTGGACAGCTCAAAACACAAAGACAATAGAAGTACAGGGAATAGAAGAAACAGATATTGTAAATATATACCCTGTATGGTCAGAAAACAAAGAAACAAGATTACAAGAAAAAGAAGAATACAGCAAAATAAGTTTAATAAAATCAGGAGAAAATTGTGTTGAATTAACATGTGATGAACAAACACCAAATATAAAGCTAAATGCTAGAATAGAGGTGGTATATTAAATGCAAGGAAATGTTTTAGGGCAAACAGGTGGAGGAATAAATATAAAAGGCTTATTAAAAGAATATCAAGTTGCAAGTGGTGGAAAAGTAAAAGCAGGAGACTTTGTAAAATATATTAATGAAGCTGTAAGTGTAGGAAATTATACAACAAATACAGTAAGTAATGCAAATATATTAAATTATAATAATGTAAATGTAAGAGCAGTTGCACTAGAAAATAACAAAATATTTATAGCATATTCTCAAAATGAATACATATATGGAATAGTATGTTCTTTGAATGGAAATATTTTAAGGCAAGGTACAGAAACTTTAATAAGCAATAATGAAGCTTCGGCGAGGACTTTTTCAATATGTTATTTTTCTCCAACATCAGTATTTATATGTTATTTAAAAAATACAGGTCAAGACAGTAATTATAAGTGTCCTTTATATGGAAGAATTTGTAGTATAGATAATGATAATATAACATTAGAAACAGAGAATATAGTTACTTTACCAGATACACAACAATTATCAGGTCATAAACTTTTTACAAGTTATTTGACAGATAATAAAATATTAATTTTAAATAATATTTATTATACAAGTACAGGAACAAATATGTATGCAATAGTTTGCAATATAATCAATTCTACTATAACAGCAGGAACAAAAATAAATATGTCTAGTGATACTATAACAGATGTAAAAGCATTATCAGATAATAGTGTGTGTGTATTAACTTGTAAAGATGGCTTATCAGATTCGTATTTATTAGCAACAATATTAAAAATAGAAGGAAATGTAATAACAAAAGGAACACAAACACGACTAACAACAGCTAAAAATTCAGGAAATGGAGCAAAATTAACAGTTTTAAATAACGAAAAGATATTTATAGTACATCCATCTGGAGACGATAAACATTGTAATGCAATGGTATGTACAATAAGTGGAACTACAATAACAAATGGAAGTGATACACTAATAAATAATAAAAGTAATACATGGTATGTAATGTCAGTAATAAAAACAAGTGAAAATGATGCATTTATTATATATGTAGCAGAAGATAAAGAAAATACAGAAGAAAATGCTTTATATGGAACGACTTGTAATATTAGTAATAGAAGTATTACATTGGGTAAAACAGAAAAGATGAGTGATTCTTATTTTGAAGGTAGTTATATTCAATATAATTATGATAGTGTATTGCTAGAAAACAATTATATATGTACAGTGTTTTTTGATAGTCAGGTAAGTGGGACATCAATACCAAAAACTATAAAAATAGTATCTAATAGTGTAGGTTTACCACATATAAATATAATAAATTCAAAAGGAGATATTATATTAGGGATAGCTAGAACAAATGGAGAAAAAGGCGAAACAGTAAAAGTTTATATGCCAAAATTACCAGAATATATATTATCAGAAGATGGGAATAGATTAATGACAGAAAATGGAGAGGAGATAAGAAATGAGTGATATAAAAGTAAGTGAGATGCCAGAGGCAACAGAATTAAATAATAATGATTTATTGATGGTGGTACAAAATGGAGTTAATAAAAGAGCTTCAGTAAGTCAAGTAAAGGATAATTATTATACATTGTTTGAACGGAGATATTGATGGTATTTCTAGAATTACATTAAAAGATGATGTTGAAAACTATGAGAAGATACTAATAGTAGGTCAAAAATCAGATCAATACAGAACAGTGGTAATATATCCAAAATTTCAAAGTCAAGGACATATAGAAATTGATTTTTCTAATGATTCAATATCATCAAGCTTTGGATGTAATTTTACTATATCAGGTAATATCCTAAATGTATTACATGGATGGGGAGCAACAAAAAATCAAAATACAACAATTACTGGAGCTTATGCAGGAGGAAATGAAGTTCATATAACAAAAGTTGTAGGAATTAAATAGGAAGGAGAAGAAAATGAAATATATAATAACAGATAAAAATAATGTGATAATACATATAAGTGAAACAATAGGCTATCAAGAAAATGGGAATGTATTAGTAGAAAATAATACATTAGCAATAGCAAAACCATTAGTAAAAGAAGTTTTTGAAGTAGAAAGTATAGTTGAAGGAATAACAGAAAACAAATATTGTTATACAGAAGAAGAAGGCTTTTATGCAAATGAGAACTATAAAGAACCAGAGCCAACAGAAACGCAAAAAATACAGGAGTTGCAAGAACAAGTAACAAACTTACAATTAGCATTAGCAGAAATAGTTGAAGGAGGAATATAATGGTAAAAGTATATAGAGATTTGATAAAAAAAGGATTAAGAACAATAGAAACTATTCCAGAAAAATATAGGAAAGAAGTGAAAAAACTTTTAGAAAGTGAGGAATAGAATGGAAACAATAATAACAGCAATAATAACAGGAGGACTATCCCTAATAGGGGTAGTCTTTTCAAATATATCAAGTAATAAAAAAATACAAATCCAACTTAATACACAGCAAGCAGTAATGGATACAAAAATAGATGAACTAACAAGAGAGGTAAGAGAGCATAACCATTTTGCACAAAGGATCCCAGTAGTAGAAGAACAAATAAAAGTGATAAATCATCGAATAGAAGATTTAGAAAAGAAGGTGAATTTAAAATGAGAGAAAATATAGAAGAATTAAAAAAGTGGCTAAAATGTGCAGGAGTAAGGGCAATAAAAACAGTATCACAAACAGCTTTGGCAATGATACCAGTAGGAATAAATATAAATGAGATAGGGTGGGGGACAGTAATAGGAACATCAATATTAGCAGGGATATTAAGTATATTAACAAGTGTAGCAGGATTACCAGAAGCAGAAGAAAAAGTAAAATAAAGGAAGAGCTAGTTATTTAAGTATAGGTCTTTATAGCAAAAAGAGAAAGGAAGGAAATTCAAAATGGAAGAAGAAAATTATGGATTTGAAAATGAAATAGAAGGAGTTGAGGAATAATGGAAATAAAAACAAAACTAACAACAATAAATAGAACAGTTATGAATAATAAACAGAATAAATATATAGTAATACATTATGTAGGAGCAGTAAGTACAGCGAAAGCAAATGCGGAGTATTTTTATTCAGTAAATAGAAAAGCGTCAGCACATTATTTTGTAGATGAAAATGAGATATATCAAGTAGTAAAAGAAAGTGACAGTAGCTGGCATTGTGGAACTACAGGAAAATATTATAATAATTGTAGAAATTCAAACTCGATAGGAATAGAGATGTGTTGTTTTAATAATAATGGTATATTAGATATATCAGAAAAAGTAATAAATAATACAGTAGAATTGACTAAGCAATTGATGTCAAAATACAATATATCTGTAGAAAATATAATAAGACATTATGATGTAACTCATAAATGTTGTCCTGCTCCTTTTGTAAATAATTCTAATAGATGGAACGACTTTAAGTCAAGATTAGTTGGACAAGCTAAAGTTTCGGATTTACAATACAAAGCCCATATTCAAGATATAGGATGGACAGATTGGAAGCGAATAGGAGAGATAGCTGGAACTGCTGGTGAAGGGAAAAGAGTAGAGGCTATAATATTACAAGGAAATAATGGCTTAGATTTAAGTTATAGAGTACATATAGAAAGTATGGGTTGGACAGGCTGGGAAAGTAATGGACAAGTTTGTGGAACTACAGGTCAGAGTAAAAGAATTGAGGCAATAGAAATTCAGTCAAATAAGATGTTAGAAGTTCAAGAGCATATTGAGAGTGTAGGTTGGATGCCTTCTTCAAAGGGGACATATATAAAAATTGGTACAGAGGGCAAGTCTTTAAGATTAGAAGCTTTTAAAATTAGAGTTATGTAATTTATAGGGCTAGATTGAGTAATTTCAGTTTAGTCCTTTTTAAATTTTAATTCATTGTTAAGATATTTAGATATACAAATATGGACAAACTGTGAATATGTAATATTATCTTCTTTTAACTTTTGGGATAATTCTTCATTTAATTTTTTATTAATTTTTAATAATCTAGAAGTTTTAGTTTCTTTTTCTTTTTGCCACTCAGCTTTATAATTTCTTTTAAATTCTTCCATAAATTCCTCCTTGATTTTTTAATTTATTTCATATATAATTATATAACAAGAGAGGAATTATCCTCTCTAGGCTTAGTCAAACATATGATGTAGTATCATTATATTTTGCCAAAGCTGTTTTTGTTTTGCTTGTAGCTTTCTGTTTTTGCGGATAGAAGCTATAAGCTTTTTAATTTTTACTATCATGTTATCACCTCCTTAACAGTGCTAATTATACAACGTATATACGTTGATGTCAAGTATTTATTTTAAAAAGTTAAATTTTTTAAATATTATACATATTTGTTTTATATTTTCTTAGTATTAATAAATAATATATTTGTAAATCTTTTCCAGCTTTCGACAAACTTTTCTTAATATAAGATGTATAATTTATATAAAATAATAAAAAAACGGAGTATTATATCTAGTAAAAAATGTATCAATCTAAAATAATATTAAGAAGTGCGTCATAAAATGTCGAAATGTGTTGAAAAACAGAAAACTTTTTGATATACTAAAAATAAGGATTGTGATGTAATATGAAGTATAATAATAAGGAAGAAATGAAAGAACAAGCTATACAGCTATACACCAATGGAAAAAACTTTATAGAAATAGCAAAAATTATAGGTTGTTCCAGAAATTATGTAAGTACTTTAATAAAAAATGATGATAGAGTACAAAAATATAAAAATAATAGAATTGTGAAACTATATAAAAAAGAAAGAAAATCAACAATAATACTTCCAATTTCTCTTGAATATTGGGAAAAAATAGGAATTTCTAAAAATCCTGATATTGACGAAAAAGTAGAAGTACAAGTTGATGAAAAAAATAAAGTTATATTAATAAAAAAGTATTAAAATAGCCTATTATAATGGGCTATTTATATTTTTTACCAAAATAGCTTGCAATTCTCCTTTAAATGTGATATTATGTAAACAAGGGGGAATACATATGTATAATAGTGAAAATCCGATATTATTAATAGATTTTTTAAATTATTTAAAGAATATAAAGAATTATTCAATTACAACAATTAGAGAATATACAATAGATTTAATGTTTTTCTTTAGATTTATAAAAAACTATTGTAATATAGAAATAGCAATAAAGGACTTCAATATTTTTATTTTTACAAATATTAAAGAAAGCGATATAATTGCTTTTTTAGTATATCTTAATTATACAAAAGATGATTCGGCTTCAACAAGAAAGAGAAAATTATGTTCAATAAAAGCATTTTATAAATGGCTATTTAATTTTAATCCTACAGGAAATATAAAAAATCCTGCTTTAGATTTACCGTCTATAAAATATATAAAAACACTACCAAAATATTTAAGTTTAGAAAAAGTAAAAAAGATTATAAATGTATTTAATTTTGAAAATAGTAAATTTCCAATTAGAAATAATACAATAATAGAATTATTCCTAAATTGCGGTTTGAGAGCTTCTGAATTAATAAATATAAATTTATGTGATATAAACTTGTCAGATAGTTATATAAGGATTTTCGGTAAGGGACATAAGGAACGTATTTGCTTTCTAAATAATAATATCAAAAATAAATTAATGGAATATATAAATATTAGAACTGGTGGTAAAAACATTATAAATATCTATGAGCCACTGTTTTTAAGTTATAGAAAAGATAGATTAAATTTAAGAACTGTAGAAAAGATAGTAAAAGATGCATATAAACTAGCAAAGTTAGAAGATAGGGGATATACAACTCATACTTTAAGACATACTACTGCAACATTAATTTATGAATATTTTAAATCGGATATTTTGTTATTAAAAGAAATTTTAGGGCATTCTACAGTTAAATCAACAGAAATTTATACTCATGTACATAATAGTAAAATTAAAGAGGCCTTTAATAGTAATCCATTAAGTGATTTTAATTATAAGAATGTTGCATAATTATAATAAGGGAGAATTTACAATGAAATTAGATTTTAATAGTAATAATATAAGAAAGAATAATGTTGAACTTTTAGATTGTCAAATTGATTTAATTCTAAGGAGTTTAGAATTTTATTCTTATACTTATCAATTTATATATCCAAGAAATGGGAAAAGTATAACAAAAGAAGAAAATTTAAGAATTTCTTTAGTAACTGACACATATCATCAAATACTTAGTGAGTATAATAATCAAGATTTTCAAAGTTATAAAAATGAATTTTTGCAAGCTTTTAATGAAGATTTAAAAAAAGTTTCATAAATTTTAAAATAAGTATTGACAAGATTTATTCCAAATGATATAAATGTTGTAAATTAAATATTTAAATTGTTTCAATTTATAACATTTATATTATTTAAGAATAGGAGATAGCATATCAAATATGCTTAAAAAAATAATATATAACATTGCACAAAATCAAAGCTTTGTTTATATGTATATTCTTAAAATAATAAAAATTAAAAAAAGATTGAAACAAAAACAGTTTCAATCTTTTTTTGTTGTATAGGAAAAATCAAAGATTTTCCCTATATAACAAAAAAACTACAGAAAAATTGCAATACAATTTTTCGCAGACGAACAAAAACAGGGCATCCAAGCTATCTAAAAGGTCAGAATAGTTAATCAAGCCCATTTTGTTCTATGAAGGAGGTGAAAAGATGTTAAGCGAAAATTTAAAGAAATACAGAGAAAAGAAAGGATATAGCAAATTAAAATTAGCTAGAGAAACGGGTTTAAGTAACAGATGTATAGAACATATAGAGTATGAAAAAGCAAAAAATCCAAGAATAATGACATTAAAAAAGATTTCTGAGAGTTTAGGCGTAACAGTAGATGAACTAATAAAATAGTAAGGAGTAAAACAAATGAAAAGAAAATTTAGAATATACAGAAATAAAGTTTTTAAGAAAATACTGAAGGTAATATTATATTTAAGTTTATATATAGCAAGCATAGCATTTTGCTGTTGGGGATTTTTACAAGGAATGACGTATTAAATAGTTTTAAAAGAGAGGAAGTAAAAGAAATGTTTAAGAGAAGAGAAAAACAAAGTTTATTAGAAGCAAGGAGTAAATCACTTGAAAGAGCTGAAAAATTAATAAAAGATTTGAATAAAAAAACAAATATTATAGCAAAAAATAATATTAGAATACAAGAACAAAATAATAAGAAAACAAATTTATTTAATAGCATTATAAAAGAATTATATTCAAATGTAAAAACAGATACACAAAAAGTAACAAAATTAAAAGAACTAATTAACGACTACCAATCAACAAATTAGTTCTATCAAAAAGTTAAATAAACATACTTTAATCAGTATAACAAACATAAATAAAAAATACAATAAAAAGCACATTGAAAATTAAATAAATTGTTCTAAGAATTAAAAAAGAAAAAAATTAATATAAGTTAAAGAAAGCAAAAATGAGAAGGTGGGATAAAAAATGAAATTTTATAGAAATATAACTACAAATGAAAAAGTATATAAAGAAGAAGCGGAAGAATATGCACTATATGAATTAGGGCTAATGGATAAAGGAAAATTAATAATAGTACCAAAAGGAAAAGATAATACATATACAGAAAAACAAAAAGAAAACATAAAAGAAACAGTTGACTGGTTTTTTAGTGGAAATTGGATAGAAGAAGAGATAACAGAAGTAGAAGAAGCAAGCATATTTGAACTAATAAACGAGGAGTGTGAGTTAGAAGATGGAAGAAATAAAATTTGAAGACATACAAAAAGCAAATGAGGCAATAAATACAACAAATATAAAACGGTAAAGAATATGCAGAAGTAAATCAAAGAATAAAAGCTTTTAGAATGGTATATCCAAAAGGAAGTATAGAAACAGAAATGATAAATAACGAAAATGGAACTTGCATTTTTAGAGCAATAATATACACAACAAATGAAAATGGAAAATATATATTAGGAACAGGGACAGCCTATGAAAAAGAAGGAAGTACATATATAAATAAAACAAGCTACATTGAAAATTGTGAGACATCGGCGGTTGGAAGAGCGTTAGGAATGTGTGGTTTTGGAATAGATACATCAATAGCAAGTTTTGAAGAAGTAGCAAACGAAATGACGCAACAAGATAGTGAAAAATTAATAGAAAAGAAAAAAGTAGAAAGCTTAAAATTATCAATAGAAAATAACAATATATCAAATAAGGTAGTAGAGTTAATATTAAGTCAATATGGATATAAAGAAATAAATGAAATAAAAATAAAAGATTACATGAAAATAGTAGATGATTTAAATCCAAAAAAGTAAATGTTAAATAGAAACAAGAGGAATAAAAGTTAATACAAAGGAGGGAAAAATGTCATTAGAAAAAGAAAGTTTTGTATTCTATAGAAGTTTTTTTGAAGCATTACAAGATTTAAAAGATAAAGAAAGATTAAAATTATATGACGCAATTTGTGATTTAGCATTAAATGAAAAAGAAACAAAATTAATAGGAATATCAAAAACAATATTTACATTAATAAGGCCACAAATTATTTCAAACACTAAAAAATACAAAGATGGACAAAAAGGAGGAAGACCAAAAAAAGAAACCACAGGTTTAAAAAATAAAAAAACCACTGGTTATAATGAAGAAAAACCCAATGAAAATGTAAATGATAATGAAAATGTAAAGGTAAATGAAAATGAGAATGAGAATGAAAATGTAAGCGACAGTTGTATTGACGGCTTACAAGAAATTATTGATTTTTATAATAAAAACATAGGCACAATAACACCTTATGGGATGGAAATATTAGCAGATTATAAAAAGGAAATGAATAATGAAGTAATTATATTAGCCATGAAAAAGGCTGTAGAATCAAATAAAAGAACCATACAATATATAAAAGGAATATTAAATAATTGGCATAAAAAAGGTATAAAAACAATTTTAGAAGCGGAACAAGAAGATATAAATTTTAAAAATAAAAGTAAAGATTTTTCAAAAGTAGAGGATTTTTAGGAAATGAATAAAGAAGAATTTAAAATAGAAATAGGAAAAATACAAATAGCATATAATAAAATTTTTACACAAGAAGAAAAAAGATTATGGTTTCAAGAATTTCAAAACACAACAAAAGAAGAATTTGAAGAAGCCATAAAAAAAACAATAAAAACAAATAAATTTGCACCTAAAATAGCAGACATAAAAGAAAAAATAAATGAAAATATATATAAATATTATTTGGATGACCCATATAATTATTTATATAAAAATAATGAATGGGGAAAAAGCAAGGAGAGTGATTGTATTGATAACTAAAGAAACAAGAGAAGAAAGTTTTAAAGAAGTAGAAGTAAAAAAACAAATAAGATATGAACAAATATTAGATAGACTAATAACAGGAACTAAAACAGCAAAAGAGATAGCAGTAGAGTTATACGAATTAAAGCTAATACCAAGTACAGAAAGAAATTATACAGCACCAAGATTAACGGAACTAGAAAAAAAGGAATTAGTAAGAGTAATAGAAAAAACTAGATGTAAATATACTGGTAAAACAGTAGCAGTATATGAAATAACAACAAAGGGAATAGAACAAAGATATAATCAGCATATTCCCAGATTGGATTAAATTATGAAAAACAATTATCCAGAATTAGAAGGAATATGTAAAAAAGCAATAAAGAATAATCTATGTAATGGATGTTCTAAATTAGAGAATATTAATTTTGTAGGACAAGCAAAATGTGATTTAGTACAAGACCCAATATATAAAATAAAGAAAATATTAGGAATAGGAGAACAAATGAAGATATGAAAACTAAAATAGAAATACCATTTAGATTACCAAGCTTAAATCAATATATAAATGAATGTAGAAGAAATAGATTTGCAGGAGCAAAAATGAAAAAGGAAGTAGAAAATGATATAGGGTGGTGCATAAATCAATTACCAGAATATAATAAGCCAATAAAAATACATTTCCATTGGATAGAAGAAAATAAAAAAAGAGATTTAGATAATGTATGTTTTGCAAAAAAATTTATATTAGATAGTATGGTAAAAGCAGGAAAACTAAAAGATGATAATAGGAACTATGTAAAAGGGTTTAATGATACATTTGAATATGGAAAAATAAGTAAGGTAATTTTAGAGATAGAGGAGGAAAGTTCAAATGATTGATAAATACATAAGAACAAATACAGGTGAGATAATGAAACTATCAACTATAAAACAAACACTCAGATTAGATGATATAGTAGGAAAAAGTAATAAGTTGATAGATTTATTAGAAGCTGATGACTATGTGAATGGAAATAAAGTTATATCAGTTGATGTAGAAAATGATTTAATCTATTGTGATACAAAAGGATATGAAGCCTTAATACATAGTAAAGATATAAAAGAGATATTAACAAAAGAAGTATATTTAAAAAATTGCCATGAATTGGAATGATAATTATATTTATTAAGGAGGCACAGAAGATATGACAAGAGAAGATTTAAAAAATTATAAATATACACAAAAATGGATTAAAGACAGAATAGAACATATAGAAGAATACAAAACAAGTATAACAAATATAACAACAGTGTTATCAGATATGCCAAAACGGAAGTAGACATGTTGAAGATAGTATTGCAGAAAAAATAGCAATATTATTAGATGATATAAATGATATATTAAAAGTAATAGTGAAAGAAGAAAAGAAACAAAAACAAATAATACAACAATTAGACAAAATGGAACATCCATATAAATTGATATTAGAAAAAGTATATATACAAGGTAAATCATTAGTAACTGTTGCTAGTGAAATGGATTATGATTATAAACATATATGTAAAATGAATGGGATAGCTTTAAATAAATTTGATAAACACGATAAAAAAGGTGTAATCACGACATAAAAAAATGTTATATATATAATTGAAAATAATCGTAAACAGTTAGTTGCTGTTTCATAAGTCCAAGCGATAATTAATAGTCCCACTTTTGTAAAGTAGAGTTGATAAAAAAATCAACTCTTTTATTATTAGTGAGTTATATTTTATAAAAAAAGAACAAATGTGATATTGTTCTTTTTGTGTAAATATTAAATTTTTTGAATGTTAATTTTTTGATAGCTTAACACAAAAAACACCTCTTTTCTTTTGTAATTATAAAAAATTGCAACAATTAATAAAATAACATATAAAAAGTAAAATGTTTGTCGAAAAAGAGAAATTAAAATAAAAAAATGAAAGGAGAAATTATGCTAGAAGGAAAAGTGCTAAAATCTTTTAATGATAAAGAAAATAATTTAAAAAAATATATTAAAGGAAAAAAGTTTAAGGCAGAAGATAAACGATATAGAGAATTGAAAAATAAGGGATTTGTAGGAGAAGGGAAAGAAATAAAATATAAAAAAGAAATATAACATAATAATAAAAGGAAGTGAGATGATGGCAAATGAACAAAATTTGATTAAAGGAAATCCAGAAACACAATTTTCAAGCGGTCGAGAAGCGGTCGAAAATGGAAAAAAAGGACGGTAAAAAATCAGGAGAAGTAAGAAGAAAAAGAAAAGCAATGAAAGAACAAATGGAAATGCTATTAACACTACCATTAAAAAACACAAAAT